CGTATAGAGAGACAGGATGCGCGTGTATGGTGCCTAGAGCAGTTAATTCGTTTAGAGGGGTTTCTAGACCCTCGTATGTACGAGTGTGCTGACTATGCAACTAGTGCAGGATTAGTCAAAGATTATAAAGATCTATATACATTATGGTCTGAGTGGAAAGAGGATAACCCTACAGACAATCCACAAATAAGAAATAAGTTATAGGAGGTGTTGCATTATGTCCAATCGATTCACAGTTACTGTCGAAGAAGATGAATTTGGTGAATATATTCTTCCAATTCCCGACGAAATCTGTGAGGAACTTGGATGGGAAATCGGAGACACATTACAATATGATTTACAGGATGATGCATTTACACTGAGGAAAGTACAAGATGGATGATACCGCGCTAAACCACGCTGACGGATTAGCAAATTATGATCCATGGTATGACAATGATGCTGCTCATGCAGCAATTGTAGATGCAATCCATAAATTAAATGATAGGATTATGGTATTAGAACAAAATGTGAAAGCAATTAAGGAAGTTACAGAACTTCTTTATCGACAATCTGGCAATATTGAAGTATAATAACCCAAGTTCCACAATTATAAATCATGGCAAAAGCAAAAGTTGGTCTTAGTGGCGGTGCTTTCATTGAAGGCAAACCCAAAAAGACTCGTCAGGGATCGGGACAGCACACCAAGTTTAGTGCTACATCACGCAACAACGCAAAAAAACGCTATAGAGGACAAGGACGATGAATTTAATCTGTAACCTTCCTGCTGAAAAGGTATGGGTTCGTAAGGAATACCTGAGAGATCATCAGGATGGTCACGGAGAGTTTGTAGAGGGCGTCTGGATTGCTGCTAAAAGCATTCCCGGACGCGCTTTTTATTTTGAGACATACTTACCAGAGTATGGTGCAATGTATGATAAGTTACCAATTAGTGCATTTGTACGAGCACCGAAGACACCAGAACCAGATATGTCATTAGAGAATCTACAATTTTGGAATTGTATGGACTATGGTATTGTGTGTATGAATAAAGGGTTTATTAGTTCTATGGATTGTGAGTTACGAACAAGGGATCATGGACTTATTAAGGGTCAATATCTGTTTACTTTAGACAATTATCATTCAGATCCTGATGTTATCGATAATAATGTAAGTGAAACTCCACAGGAACATAAGTCTCACAACTGTGTAGTATTAGAGAATGGGCAATATGCATTGTATCCAAACAATAGAATGCGTCTGTATGACCTCTCTATCACTCCTGAAGAACCGAAAACGCCTGACTTTAAAGTTAGTACCATTGAATATCAAGTCGAGGCAGGGATTGAGTGGGGTCGCTTAGGTGATACTGATGATTACTTCTGGGAAACTCCTAAAGAGAAAGAAGCAAGCTAAATAACTACTGGGGCAATAATCTATTGCTATCATTGGAGGTCTAAAAATGGGTTTAAACCATGTTCCTGATCATGTTCCTTCTCTTATGAAGAGAGATTTTGGTACTGTAGTGCTTATTACAGACCCAGAATCCGATAAATTTATGAAGAGAAGTGCAAAAATGGCAAAAAATAACAAGAAATTGTAATGAGCAGGCAAATTACTTCAAAAACAGCGGGTCTTTCAAAAAGTTTTGCTGATATCAACATGGGATTTACAAAAAATCCTTTTACTGGTGATATCAGCAATGTTAAGAATGAGAATGCAATTAAGCAGTCTCTCAGAAACATTATTTTGACAAAAAGAACTGAAAAGTTATTCGATCCGCAATTTGGAACTAATATTTGGAACACATTGTTTGAACCTCTTGATGCGATAACCGCAGATAGAATTGAACAAGAAATTACAGCTACTATTAATCAGTATGAAAGAAGAATTACAATGACTAGAGTTGAAGTTGTACCATATTTTAGAGATAATTGTTATCATATATTCATAGAATATAGAATTATTGGATCTCCCCTAACGGAAACTGTTTCATTTGTTTTAGAGAGACCTAGCTAATGCAACCAAATAATTTAACAGCACTAGATTTTAATGACATTAAGGCATCTATCGTCTCTTATCTAAGAACTAGGGACGAATTTACTGATTATGACTTTGAAGGATCGGGTTTATCTTACCTGATAGACCTTCTTGCTTACAATAGTTACTATTCGTCTTTTAACGCGAATATGTCAATGAACGAGGCATTTCTTCCATCTGCCACAGTTCGGGATAATATTGTTAATATTGCAAAATTATTAAATTATATTCCCCATTCAAAAGTTTCTTCTGCTGCAACTTTGAATGTTGAGATTCAAACTAACTTAACTAACGGAATTTACCCTAGTTCTATCACTATCAAGCGTGGTCCGGTTGCTTCTGGTGGTAATTTTATTTGGAATTGCCTTGCTGATTCTACTGTAGAGGTGAATCCAACTACCGGATTAGCAACATTTGAGAATTTAATCGTCAAAGAAGGTACTTTAATCTCATTTTCTTATGTTGTTAATACTTTCCAAACGCAAACTTATACAATTCCATCATCAGACGCCGATATTTCGACCTTACAAGTTACTGTAAAACCGAACGAATCGTCCACTACAAGTGATATTTACAACCGTGCGGGTAATATTACTGATGTAACTGCAACATCCCGCGTATATTTTGTCAATGAAGGTGAAGATCAACGATATGAGGTAAGATTTGGTGACGATAGTATTGGTAGAGCATTAAAAGATGGTGAAGTTGTTACATTTTCTTACTTAGTAGGTGATGCTGATCGAGCAAATGCTGTCCAAAGGTTTAATTGGATCGGTCAATTCCAAGATAGTGCATTAAATACCTACTCTCCAGCACTTGCAAGAATTACTACAGTAAGTAATTCTAGTGGTGGTACGGAAGCAGAGAGTGTAGAATCCATTAAATACAACGCTCCAAGGTATTATTCCGCGCAATATCGTGCTGTAACCGCACAAGACTATGCTGTTTTGACTAAAAGTGTGTACGATAACGCAGAATCTGTCGTTGCATATGGTGGAGATACCTTAAATCCACCAGTTTACGGAAAAGTTTACATTGCAGTAAAAACTAGAACCGGTTCTTTGCTAAATGACGCTACTAAGAAACAAATTGCCTCGGATTTACGCAAATATGCCATGGCATCTATCGATCCAGTGATCGTTGATCCAGAACAATTGTATATTTACAACAAAATTTTCATACAATACGATACTGGTTGTGGATCTGATACTTCTACAATCAAAACTCAGGTTCAGGATGCCGTTACTGAGTGGGCAACACAAACTGCAATCAATAATTTCAACTCAACATTCAGATCACAGGCATTTGAGAAGGCAATTACGCTTGCTAGTAAGTGTGTTACTGATGTTTCGCTTCAAACTACAATTTTGAGGTACATTAAACCACAAACAAATCAAACAAACAGTTATGTTGTTACCACAGGAGCACCATTTTATAATTCTGCACCAAGTGCATCTTCCGATAGTGGTGTAAAAGAACCTATTTTACTGTCTGGATTATTCAGAACTGCTGATCGTCCTGGTATAGATCAACAATTTGAAGATGATGGATTTGGAAATCTAAGAATGTTCTATAATACTGGAACTAGAAAGGTTTTTACCAATCAAAATGCTGGAACTGTTAATTATGACACAGGCACCATCGTATTTGGTCCGGTAAATATCATTGGATCTGGATCTAATCTTGCTTCAAGTGGTATTAGTATTAGTGATAGTATTACTGGAATTGGTACTATTACTGATCCTGCAGCATTACCGACCGATTTACAAATTCCGGTGCAATTTATTCCTGCAAACGCATCAGCTATCCCATCTGCTACTCCTGGCACTGTCTTAAATATTATTTCTCCGGAAGTATCAATTCAACCATTGGGAACAACTCCACCTCCATCAATCCCTCTAAATAGTTTGACACCAAAAGTATTTGATCAGACACCAACATTAATTGATGTTGCATCTGCAACAAATACCGGTTCGCTTAACACATAACTTTATTGTCTAGGTAGAATGAATATTAATAAGGTTTCTCAGTCTTTATTAACTCAATCACCAGAGTTTGTTCAGACTGAATTTCCACTGTTCAATAAATTTCTGGAGTATTATTACAAATCCCAGGAAAAAACTGGACTGGGACAAAATATTATTAATAATTTCCTAACATATATGGACATCGATAAACTCGATGTTGATATTCTTGATGGAAAAACAACTCTAGCACAAAATATTACTGAAAATTCTCAACAAATTGTAGTTGAGTCTGTTGATGAGTTTTTAGAAAATAATGGTACTATTTTAGTCGGTGATGAAGTAATTTACTATGAGAGTACCACAAAAGCGCCTAATATCGCTCTTAGTCCTGGTATTGCATATAGTCAAGTAAAACTAAAATGGACCGACTTAGCGCCGATTGTAAATCAATTTGACGGCACAACAAGATCATTTAAACTTTTATCTCAAGAGAACCCAATTACACCGCCGAGTGCTAATCATTTAATTGTCACAAATTATGGTGAGGTTTTAATTCCTGATGTAGATTATACTGTTGACGGAGATAGAATTATTTTTACTGAGGCACCGAGAGAAAAACTTGCTTCAGATGATCTGTCTAGAACAGCAATTACATACATGAATGGTTTCATTGAAAATGAAATTGTAACTTTAGATGATCTTAAATCTTCTTTTGGTGAGGGAAAAAATATTTTCCCTCTTACTAGAAATGGACAAAGTTATGAACCTATTGTTGATGAATATGTTGTTGTAGTTTACGATAATACTTTATATCAACCTAAAATTGATTATTTTCTTGATGGAAACAAAATTGTCTTTAAAAATAATCCAGTTGTTGGAAGATCAATTTCTATTCGGGTAATTGAGGCACCAATCCCCTCTTTTGGATTTGGTGCGGTTGGATATGCCCGTGTTGATGATAATGGATCTTTAGTAAAAATTGCGACATCTAAAACTGGATCTAATTACAGATACGAATATCCTCCTAAAATTTCCATTAATTCTGATGAAGGAGAAGGTGCTTCTGCAACATCTCTTGTTAATGGAATTAAAAGTGTATTACTTCTTGATGGTGGGGCAGGATATAGTGATACAAATCCCCCAATCGTTCAAGTCGAAACTCCTACAAAAGATAGTTCGGAAATTGCTTCATTGAAAGCAACGGTAACAAATGGTAGTGTAACTTCTTTAGAACTTGAAAGTTCTGGTAGTGGATACACATTTACACCCAGAATTACCTTTAAACAACCTGGTGGTGCTACTTTGAACCCACCGACCATAGTTGATGGATCTGTTGTTGGTCCTATAGAAATCACTAATAGTGGTGTAGGATACACTACAGTACCTCAAATTTATATTGATGAACCAACAGGTGTAAATGGTATTAAAGCATCGTTACAAGCGGTTTTAGACGCCAATGGGACTATTACTAATATTACTATCCTAAACCCCGGTCAAGGATATGAGCAAACTCCTAGAATTGCTGTCATTGATCCGGTTGGTGCTCAAGTTCTACAGACAATTGTTGATAACACTGGTCGTGTAACAAGTATTGAACTTCTAGATGGTGGTT